GCCGTCCTTGTCGCGGTCGACAGTCATTTTGTTTGGCATCAGCGGGTACAGAGCAACAACCTCACCACGGGCATTACGGATGACCTGAGCATAGGCGTTGCCCCATAAAAGAAGATGACCCATCAGTGTTTCTCTGAACACAAATGAGGTCATCTCAGGGTTCGGCTCGTCATGGAGCAGCTTATATAGCGGATGTTGTAGATCTTTTTCCTTGCTGCCGCCATCGTTGTATTTATATACATGGAGAGGCAGACCGGCGATTGCCTCAGACAGGATACGCACACAGGAGTATACTGCTGTCATCTGCATGGCTGTGTTTTCATTTACAGGCTTCCCGGCTGTTGTTCCTCCGAAGAAAAAACTGTACCGGCTGCCATTTAAGCTGTTTTGGGGCTTGTCACGGGAATGAAAAAGGGATGTAAATTTGTTCAATTCGCAAGAACCTCCTTATAAATGGGCATGAGAAAAGCACCTGCCATATTGATATGCTCCCTGTCTACTTGACAGGGAGCAGTTCATTTGAGCAGATGCTTCCTCATGTTATACACGCTTAATCATTTGTTAGTCGAAGCTGTGCGTCAATATCGCGTCCGCCATACATAATACGAATAATTGCAACAGTTTTCGTCGATTCCACGGGGAAATAAAACACAAGATAATTGTCTACGGGCAGGATATGCAGTCCTTTACTGCGCCACGGCTCCTTTTCGTAGAGACGAAAACGAAAAGGCATCTCGTACAGCTTTGCGACTTCATCCATGATGCGCTGGACTTGTTTCCTTGCAGTTTCCGGTTCGAGCAGTGAGAAAGCGATATACTCGTAAATCCCGCGCAAGTCTCGTTCCGCCTGTTCGGTATATATGACTTTCCACGCGCTCATACGCCATAATCCCGTCGCATCCTATCTGCGACACTTTCGGCCGGAACAACCCTCCCAGCGGTCAGGTCGGCGAATCCTTTTTCGATTTCGGCATTAAACTGCTCCTCATTAAGAGTGCTGGTATCGAGCGGTTTGTTTTGCGGCAGTTTTATATCAAAAGGAATTCCGCGCTGCATTACAACCTGACGCAGAAAAAGTCCGATCGCATTGGACATAGGAATACCGAGCTGTTCCAGCACCTGCTCAGCCTGTTCCTTTATTTCAGGCTCGACGCGGGCGAAAATGTTTGACGTTCTTGCCATTTTGAACACCCCCTATTTCTATATTATACTCAATTGTATTGCACTATGCAAGCCTTTTGCAAAAACTACAACACCAATAATCCTCTTTCATCGTAGACACTTGTCCCGCCGCCACTACCACACCGTATCGCGCGATCCAGCGCCATGATGGTGGCGATAGCACCGTCGATCTTCTCAGTGGATTTTTCCTTGTCCGGCTTGATGTTTCCGGCGGGATCAGTGCGGATGAAGATGTTATCCATCATCCAGCGGAGCACCGGATGCCCGCCGTGGGCTATTTTCTGTTCCAATGTCAGCTTCATAAGCTCCTTAGTCGGCGGCGACATGTCTTTGAAACCTTGGCCGAACGGTACTACCGTAAAGCCGAGGTTTTCTAAGTTCTGCACCATCTGTACCGCGCCCCAGCGGTCGAAGGCGATCTCGCGGATATTATATTTAGTACCGAGTTCCTCAATGAACGCTTCAATAAAGCCGTAGTGAACTACATTGCCCTCGGTCGTTTTGAGAAAGCCCTGCTTCTCCCATAGGTCATAATTGACATGATCACGCCTGACGCGTAGGTCGAGATTATCTTCGGGAATCCAGAAGAAAGGCATAACGGTACGATATCCGTTGGCTCTATCGTTTGCACGGCAGAGCACTGGAGGAAGTACAGAAGATTCTGGATAAAGCGGCATGATCATCTCAACTCGCCACCAAAAGCCATTGAAGTACAGTATCCATTTCTGATATGATTAAGATAGGAAAATAGCATAGAGGACGGCCTTCATGGGAGCAAAATCCTGTGAGGGCTTTCTTTATGCCCGAAAGCGAGGTGATTATGTGCCAAGGAGTCCAAAGAAGCCCTGTGATTACCCCGGCTGTCCAAGGCTTACTGATAGACGCTTCTGCCCGGAGCACGAGAAGCTGGACCGGGATCGGTACAACAAGTACGAGCGTAGCCCGGATGTCAACCGCAAATACGGCAGGGCTTGGAAGCGTATCCGTGACAGGTATGCAGCGGCCCACCCTTTGTGTGAGCAGTGCCTCAAGGAAGGTCGGTTAACACCGGTCGAAGAAGTTCATCATATTCTTCCTATTTCCCAAGGCGGTACCCACGATGCCAGCAACCTGATGAGCCTGTGCCAGTCGTGCCACACGAAGATCCATCACGAGATCGGTGACCGGTGACCGTGGGGCGGGTCAAATCTCTACGACCCTTCTACCCGGACAGCGGCGTGGGGTAACGCGTGAAAATTCGCGGTTTCAAACAGGGTAATAGACCCATCAACGAAAAGAGGTGAGTGAATGGCCAAAGATGGAACAAATCGTGGCGGTGCGCGTATAGGTTCTGGTCAAAAAAAGAAACCACTTGCTGATAAAATTGCACAGGGAAATCCAGGTAAGAGAAAGCTAGAAATCATTGACTTCCAAAATACCGCTGATTTAAAGGGGCAGGAAATGCCAAAGCCAAGGGCCATGCTCTCAGCGGTGCAAAAGGACGGGAAAACCCTAGTAGCCAGCGAGATTTATGAAATTACTTGGAAATGGCTTGAGGAGCGAGGCTGTGCCCATTTGGTGCTCCCACAGCTTCTAGAACGATATGCCATGAGTGCGGCCAGATGGATACAGTGTGAGGAGGCGGTAACTGAGTTTGGCTTTCTTGCCAAGCATCCAACTACCGGCAATGCTATTCAAAGTCCTTATGTAGCTATGAGTCAGAACTTTATGAGTCAGACAAACAGATTGTGGATGGAGATTTATCAAATCGTTAAAGAGAATTGTGCTACAGAGTATTCTGGTTTAAACCCACAGGACGATGTGATGGAGCGACTGCTATCTGCCCGCAGAGGAAAATAAAGATGAGGAGATATATAATGAGTAAAAGATATTTAACAGCTGAAAGTGTATGTGCTGGACATCCTGATAAACTATGCGACATCATAGCAGATAGCATTTTAGAAGCATGTTTACGTAAAGACAAAGCATCACGTGTCGCTTGTGAGGTAATGGCAACCAAAGGGAAAATTATCGTGGCGGGCGAAATCTCCTGCAGCGAGAAAATAGACATCCGATACATTGTTAGGAATGTCCTTAAAGAGATTGGATACAACCCTCTTAAATTCTTGATTTATGTATTTGTACACAAACAAAGTGTAGATATTGCAACTGGCGTGGATACTGCACTGGAAGTAAGAAATGGAATAAATGAACAGTATGGTTCGATAGGTGCTGGAGACCAAGGAACTGTGTATGGCTATGCTACAAAGGAAACAGGAGAAATGCTTCCCCTATCCTCCTTGATCTCTACGCCCGCCATGCTGGAGGACGCAATCAGGTGCCAGCGGTTCTCATTGTCGGTCGGCTCATAGATGTCGGAGAGAAACGCCTCCAGCGCCTTGCTGATGGGATAATAGGTGCGGTTGAACAGGCCCACCACGCCCTCTTTTATCAGCGGATCCTGCACCTTCTGCTGTGCGGTGGTATTCGCCTTGCTCTCCCTGGAAGAGGTGGGCAGTCTTGTGGGGTCAGTCCATTCCGGATGCTTTGCAAGGATCGCGTCGGGGTCGAGCCAGCCGCCGTTTGTCTCTTTATACACAAAGGAGCCATTAGCCGGAGTGGACGGCCAGTACATCAGCTGATTGGGCTGGTAGGAGCATTCGTCGAAATAGTCGATGCCCAGCATCTGAGCGAGATAACGGGACACCGCCACAAATTCCTCCGGGGTCACATCTCTGGTCAGCGGGAACACCAGCCGGACGCGGGGATTTTCCTCCGTGCTGCTGTGAGTGGTGTACAGTGCGGAGGTATAAGGGCAGAGCGTTTCATAGTTATTCAGAAAAGCGGCGTCGATGCGGTCGCCGTCAAGCGCCACCATCGAGCGGCTCTCCACGGTATCGACCTTGCGTCTGCCGCCTTTCAGCACGCCCGCCACAAAGCCGCCGTGGTCTTTAGCTGTGTCGCGCTGGGCGCGGCTCATCTTCGCATATTCCTCGGCGGACTCGGTGGTGCGGATAGGCACTCGGAGCCGTTCTTTCAGATCGTCAAACCGTATGGTCTTGTTGACCCACCTCTTTGCCTGCCGGTTGTTGCCGTAGGCGATGTTCAGTTCACGCATTGTCGGTTACCTCCTCGCTCGTCGAAATAAACTCCATTTCGCTCACTTCCACAAAATTGTGAAAGTTCACACATTCCGTTATTTCTCCTCTCCCAGAAAAGTCTAAAGCCTTTTCTGGGGTCCCTTTAGTAAAATATCTCAAACGGTAGTTCTTCCATTTGGCCCTGCGGATCTCCGCTTCCATGCCGGAAGAGATGTACTCTCCGAATACCCACACCTCGGAGCATTTGCTCATGAGGGCGTTTCCAAAAAACAGCCCCAGCTGACGCTCCTTTGGATCGGCGTCATTGAGGAACTGCGGAAACAGCAGATGGGGCGCAATGGGGATATATCCTGCGTCCACAGCGAAGCGGCTGTATCTCCGAGCGTTCTCCACGTTGGCGGTCACATTCCCGGCATAGGGTGAGCAGATGTAGACGATGGGGCGGAAAGCGCGGAGGGCGCGTTCTTCCTTTTCGATATTGGTGAGGGCTTCATAGGTGGTAGGGTCGTAGTAGCCCTCGCTGTTGAATTTATTGATGCTCATAGGCGTTACCTCATTAATCTTTCTTGTAAAAATCGGTCTCGTAGCCGTCGGCGCGAAGCTGCAGCCCCTTTGCCCAGGGCGGCGTCCTGCCCATCTGGTCACAGACAGCCTGCAGGGACATCCGGCGGTCGGCTTCAATGACCACTTCATCGTGGATGTGCATAACGATGGAGCAGCAGCGAAGGGTCTGCATGGCATAGCAAAGAATGTCACGCGCAGTGGCCTGCACGATGTTTTCCACGAACTTCGGCCCATAGCTGTCGAGGCGCTCCCATTTTTTCGTGCCACCGACGCCTTCGTAAGTAATGCACTGTCCGCCAAATTTGTTTTCACCGATACGTGGCTTCACGTAAGCGAGTCTCCGGCCGGAGGGCAGCGTGATGAACAGCATACCGCTCTGGCAGGAAAAGATGATGCCATGCGTTTCGTTGGTATGTTTATTGCGAACGGCCTCCACAGCAGCATGGTCCACATCCCACCAGAGTTTTACGATATTTGGATTGGACTGCCGCCACGCATCGACCAGTGGAGGAAGCTCCTCCTCGGTAAGGCCCTGTTCCAGAGCACCCATGTTTTTTAGAGCACCGACAGATCCGCCGTAGCCGAGCGCCAATTCCGCGATTTTGCCTTTTTGCCGCAGGTGACCATTAATGCCATGCTTCTCAACAGGAACTTTGAACATCTGAGAAGCAGAAGCACAGTAGATATCGCCGCCCTCGGCAAATACCTCTTGACGCCATGTTTCACCTGCAAGCCAAGCGATGACACGGGCTTCGATTGCTGAGAAGTCCGAAACGATGAACTTGCAGCCGGGTTTCGGCACGAATGCTGTGCGAATCAGCTGTGACAGCGTGTCCGGTACATCTTCATAGAGCATCTTCACCGCGTCATAATCGCCGTCACGGACAAGTTCACGTGCCTGCTCCAAGTCCGGCAGATGGTTCTGAGGTAGATTTTGTAATTGGATCAAACGTCCTGAGTTGCCGGTTACCCAAACACGTCCGTTTCGTCTTACCAAGAAAAAGCCAGTTGTCGTCTGGGCGCAATATACTGTTCCGCTAAACTCTAAACATGAGGGCTTGGTCTTTATTTCGTGGCAGTTGATTGGAGTAAGCCAAATGTCCACATAGTAGGCATCATTCCAATTTGGGTGTTCATCGCGGCGCTCTTTTATACGAAGACTTGCAGCTCTTCCGCTGATATGAGCAAATGCCTGAACGATATCTGCGTTTTGTTTATTACACGTTACATACTGAACACTGTTTTTTGCAGAACGCGAGCCATCCCAATAAACAAGTTCATCAAAAAACACATCTGCGCTTTCATCAAAAAGCCAACTGCCAAATGTTTTATTTCTGAACTGCCGCAGCCATAACGGAACATTTCGTGAAATTATAGTGAACTGATATCTAATACTGTTTTTGTTGTCATAGACGCAGTATTTGAACTGTATGTCTGCGGCGCGAAGGAGCGCTTTACACCGCTCCGCTTTTCTTTGCTTGGCAAAGCCGAGCTTAATTGTGCCGTCGGCGCAGTAGCACCCATCTGCCTGAACCATAACCATAACTCGCAGTTTGCTGTGCTCCATGCCTGTTATTGTCTGCCTATATCCGGTAAACGGGATACTTGGGCGATAGTGTGCCATGTTATCAACAGTATCGGTCGTCCATTCTCCGCCGTACCTTTTCTTGACATACATCTTGTGATCTGGAGTGCTAACCTGCGATATGCGTTTATCTTCGTAATCGTACATTACGCCAGTGTAAGGGAAAGAAACCTGTTTTGCTTCCTGAAAAGATACAGCCTCGCCATGCGGGTTCCAGCAGGCGATTTTCCCACCGCCCCACTGATCAATACGTACCCAGCCATCATCTGTAAGTACCTCATGGTCACCAGAAAGGCAGAATCGGCCTGTTCTGTTAGCGCCATAAAACTGGAACATGCCACGAGCACGGCCATCGGCGCAGACCGCGTTTTCCATCGCCTGATACTTCCGCACAGACGATTTGGCAAGCTGCTGCCGGAGCATGAGCGCATCACCGAGCGGTTCCGGAGGGGCTGTTTTCAGCATCTCTGCTACAGCCTTTTTGCCGAGCGTGTCGGTTTCCAGGCCGTTATCCGCAAGCCATTGCTTCATCTGCTGGACGCTGTTGGGATTCTCCAGCTCGGTTATTTTTTTCATGGTAGCGGTAAGCTCTGTGCGCGAACGGCTGTCCATATCAATGGCCTGCTGCACAAGCGTCATATCTAGAGCCACGCCTCGGTCATTGATCTCTTGGTCGAGGTGGTATTCGTCCCATACGCTATCCGGCACAGGGAACTTTGCAAGCTTGGCCTGAATTGCCATTTCCGTCTCGACGTCCCGGATGTTATATCGCTTGAACATCGCCCACTTGTCCGGCGCGTGATACGGATAGTTCCGGGTGCGCTGACCGTTTGCCTTTGTTGGAGCGCAAGGCTGGCAGAAGTAGCGGATGAGCTCCTTGCCCTCGATCAACTTCTGTTTCTCAAGGCCAAGTACTGCACCGACGCCTTCTAGGGACAGCGGCAAGCCCATCGTCGCAGCCCAGATCATGGAGCAACGCCAGCTTTCCGGATTAAGGTAGGTGCCGGTGGGATAACCTAAGAAGCGGGAAAGACAGATGCGTTCAAAGGTGGCATTGAAGGCCCATTTGATGACTTCGTCATCCTCCAGCGCCAGTAATACTTCCTTCGGGATATGTTCACCGCAGGCAAGGTCGACCACCTGCACCGGGCCGGAGTCCACGCTATAGCCAAACAGGAGAATTTCAAAATCATCAGCCTCCACATAACGGTACACACCGGATTTTTGCAGTGGAGCGCTGCTGTAAGTTTCAATATCGATACTCAGCGTTTTCATGAATTGTCACATCCTTTCCATACCCAAACAGGGCGACAGATTGCTCCGTCGCCCTGCCGGGAAATCAGGTGATTAGTCGAGGAAATCCTCGTCTTCATCCGTATTGAAATCGGACTCAGCGCTTGCCTTGCCGCCGAGAGGCTCACCGTCACGGATCTTCTGCAGGTTGTTGAGCCCGCAGGCGATACCCTTGTTGCCAGAGCTGTTGAAGGCGTAGAAGGTGATGCTGGCTCTGCCGTACACTCCGGAGTACACCTCGGAGCGTGTCAGGATCGGGTTCAGATCTGCGTCCACGATGCCGGGAGCAGAGGTGGCGTTGGCATTGACGAAGTAGGAGTTCTTGTAAGCCTCGTCGTCCGGGCGCTCTGCGTCTCCGTCACGAAGAGGAGTCTTCAGAACGGAAAGAGCCGGTACAGACTTGCCGTTGCCCTTGAGCTTGGCCTCGCCCTCCTTGTAGGCAGCTTCGATGGCGTCCTTGATCTTGGCGATGGTCTTGGTATCGGACTTCGGGATGATGAGGCTCACGCTGTACTTGGGTGTGCCGCCGTTCACGGACTTGGGCTCCCAGACGTTTGCGTAGCTCCAGCGGGTGTCGACACCGGTGATAACCTTCATGGGATTGCTGATTTTTACATTCTTACTCATTGTCGTTTTCCTCCATAAAATCATTTTTTGCTGTATTCATGGCCGGGCGCTTATCGGACTCC